CGAAGACGGTGACGAAGACGGTGACGAAGACGGTGAGGAAGACGAGGAGGGCGATGATGAAGATCTTTTCAAGCCTTCGACGCAGCAGGAGTCCCGCCGTCGCAAGCTTGACAATCTTGTCGTTGAAATCGATGAGGGCATGTTGCGCCGTGAGGTTGGTCGCATGCGTCAGGCTCGTCAGCTAAGAGAGGCCCGCGCTCTTCGTGCCAAGCGTCTTGTTGAGGCCCGCCGCAGAAGAAGCCTCATGGAATCCCGCCGCCGCCGACTCTATGAGTTCGACGCTCCTTCGGCCGATGGTCACGGTCCACTTATCGATAATGATTTCGGCGGAGATCCGGAGGATGAGCTTGAACCATTGTCGATCACCCTTGATGAGAATACCGTTATTGAAATCGTCGAGGATACAACAGACGAAGCTTACGAGGGTGCAAATACCCAAGTGGAAGGATATCGCAGGGGTTCGAGACACCTTACGTCTCGTCATGGTGCAAACCGAAATGGTTCACCTGCAAGGCGTTCGGAGCTCGCCGAGACCAAGCTCCGTACACAGTTGGCAGAGACGAATCTCTTCAACGCAAAACTAATTTTCTCGAATAAGCTTCTTCAGAATGAGTCTCTTTCCAAGAGGCAAAAAGCCGAGATCATCGAGCGTCTCGATGAGGCAAAGACTCTTCGCGAGGCAAAGCTGATTTACGAGAGCCTGACAAAGGCAATGGCCGGCACATCACGTCCTCTTCGTGAGGGAGTTGATCGCAGGGTCCTCGGGTCATCATCGGCCCCAACGAGACCTGCTTCTACACAGCTCAATGAAGGCGTGGAGACTGAGCGCTGGGCACGTCTTGCAGGCATTACCAAGTAAGCATTGAATAAATTTTTCTCAAACAACTTTATGGAGTTTATATGAAGCACTTTACATTAGATAAGCTAGCACAAGGAATCAAGGAGAGGCATGTCGGCGCCGAGCGCGCGCGCCTCGTTGAGAAGTGGAGCCGTACAGGTCTGCTCCGCGGACTCGATGGCGTCCGCCGCGAGACGATGTCACAGCTTCTTGAGAATCAGGCCGCACAGGTCCTCAAGGAGTCAAACTCGCTTTCAGGTGGAGGCGGGGGCGTTGGAACATCTGGTCAGATTCAGGGATTTTCGAATATCGCATTCCCAATCGTCCGCCGCGTATTCGGTGGTCTTGTTGCCAATGAGCTCGTTTCGATTCAGCCAATGTCGCTCCCCTCGGGCCTCATTTTCTATCTAGATTACACCTACGGTTCAAATGTTGGTGGAGACTCAGGTCCTGACCTTGATGGTCCAGGTGCTGCTTCGACCTACACCCGCGGTCAGTCGATCTACAATAACCCAACCGGCAAGGGAGTCCAGAGCGGCTCGCTCGCGACAGGTGGTATGTATGATCTCGTCAACGTCGGTTACACAAAGGTCCACTCGGGCTCGAATAGCGTATCAGGTTCAAACGCTGACATCGGCGCCTGGACAGAGACTGGCGCTTGGGTTGTCGGTGGAAAGCTTTCATCGATCACTGACTTCTCGGGTACCAACGCAAGAATGCTCGGCTTCGATCAGCAGATCGAGAACGACCTTTCGCTCAACCTCCTCGATGTGACATTCGTGCACATCCCTGTTGCTGCCCTTGCAACCGTAATTCCTGGCGGTGACGTCCTTGCCGTTGATCAGGTTGCAGTCCATGGATTCCCAACCGTTGGTGGCGCAGAGGCATGGGGCGAGACATATCAGTCAGGTAAGGGAGTTCTTAACCTTCGCCGACTCAATCGTCGTGGTAACTGGAGTGGCTCGGTCTTTACGCCAAATCATCTCAATGGTACACACGTTCAGGTTGCTGTCCGTCTCTCAAATGGCGGATCAGTTCCTGCCGTAGGCACCGCCGCCATGAAGGTATCGATGGCCCTCGCTGACAATCTTGTCAATGCCGATGCAAACGTACCAGGCTCAGTCCTCACGGTTCCTTCGTTCGAGTCTGACTTCGGTGCAAATCCGTCTCCAGTCATCCCGGAGATTGATATCAAGATCGAGTCAATCAGCATCACGGCTACGACACGTAAGCTCCGTGCACGCTGGTCGCCAGAGCTCGCACAGGACCTCAACGCCTATCACTCGATGGACGCAGAGGTTGAGCTCACCTCG